CCTACCAAGAAATGTGCGATATTACTTTGGCTACGGCCCGCGAGCATGCGTCTAAAACTGACGCTCTCGGCGATACTCGTAAGTATGTTGACGATTTGCACGTTGAACGGTGTGTTCATTCTCTTTTTAATTGTCCTATTTGCTATTCTGGTGCTGATACCTATGTCTCTGAACATTTTAAGAGGACTCATTTAAATAAGTCTCTTCCTGAGGTGGAATTTTCTCCCACTTCTCGTTTTTACAGTAGACAAGGTTATACCGTCTTAGGGCGCTCAAAGAATTTTGTATTTGATATCATGACGATAATCTCTTATTTTACTCTTTTTACTTTTTATAGAGTGTGTGCCATTATTTCTCCTGATTTGAAAAGGATAGCAGATGGTTACAGAGCGTACTCTGATGTCGTTCGACACGACCTTAAGAGTGCCTCTGACCTGATGTCCAGAGTAGATCAGATCATTAGTAGATACTATGCCACTAAGCGTCGGTTGTTAAACCACGCTCAGAATGGCTTGTATGTAGTCTTTACGGCTGCTGCTGCTTTTGGGTTCTATAAGTATGTTAACCGAAGTAAATTTAATCCTACTTCCTATCCCGACGAACTGAAAGGAAAGCCACCTTCGGGCGCTTCCTCAGGTAATCCGTGGGACAAGAATGATGGGTTTGTTCATTTTGGAACTGCTTCTGCTTCACCTGGCGATATTATTAGCCAGAGAATCAATCGTAATATGATTGAAGTCGAGCTCATTTTTGGTGATGGCTCGGGAACCGTCAGTCGTACCCACTTAATGGGTGTGACTGGACAATACGCAGTAGGCGTCTGGCACACTTTGCGTCATTTTACGGATAAACGTAACTCCTTAAGAGTTATACGTTACCGTGATGATAGCAATATGTCAGTTCACAAAATACATGTTATGTATGGAAGTGAAACCCTGTGCAAGCAAATTGGTCCTGATTTAGGATTGATCAAGCTTGTCGATATTAATTGTTTTAAAAACCTTATTAATATGATTCCAGTCAAAGCACACTATGCAGGTAGTGCCGCGACTGTTTCTGGCAAGAATTACTATTGCCATCAAAACCCGCCTTTCTTGCCGGTTGAGGTGGAATTTACTGGTGTTTATCAGGATATTAAATACAATGACCCTATTAAGGGTAATTATGTTTCTCCTGGTTTCGTTGGTAAATTTAGTGATCCTTTTTCAGGACACTGTGGATCTCCTTTGGTCTCCATTATTGGAGACCAAAAGATGATTAACGGTATTGCCTGTGCTTCTTCTTTCGAAAAGAGTTTAGCATGTTTTCACCTGCTTGATCAGAATATGATTAATGTTGGTATTAAACACATTAGTGGGACTCATGGAGTTTTTTCTCCTAGTAGTTCCGTTGGTTTCGACGATAATAAGGATATGGTTCCTTTTGTCAGAGATATCACTGCTGGAAATTCCTATAACCATACGTGGTGGTTGGATCCGGCAGCTATTGGCTCGATTAATTTTCGTGGCAATTTTTCTACTGCTTTCACTAGGAAGGCAGTGTCTAAGGTTAAGTTTTTACCTCATAAGGAGGAGCTTTTTAAGCTCTTTCCTCCTGAGTATCATCATAATCTTATTGCCCCTGTGTTCACGCATATTCGTAACGATGATCAGTATATCTCCTTAGAGAGAAATGCTTTGAACGATATGAGTACTCAAGTTACTGGGATTGATGTAGATCAATTGGATATGGCAATTGAGGATTTGGTTAGCAAGTTCTCTGCTATTGAAGATTTTTCTATGGATGATATCCTAGATGACTATAGCTGTATTAATGGCTCTGCTTTTACTGACTTAGTCAGTAGCATGCCAAAATCTACTTCCGCTGGTTTTCCAGAGGGAGGAAAGAAGTACAACCATTTGGTTAGTGCTCCTTCCGAGCAGGCCCCTCATGGTCTCGACTTAGATGTCGAGTCTAGGGTTCGACTCGATGACATGATTAATACTGCTGCCACTGGCGAGCGTAATGGAGTTATCTTCAAGACGTGCGCTAAGGATGAGCCTCGTGATGCAGAAAAAGTAGCTCAGAGGAAGATTAGACTTTTTACTCTTGGTCCCATGTGTTTCTTTATTTTATGTAAGAAATACTATGGGGTTTGGATGTCGATATATTCTAAAAACTTTCTCGAAACTGAGACTGTTGGTGGCGTAAATCCCTTTTCTACTGACTGGGGACGCGTTTACAAACGTCTCAGCCGTTTTGATAGAATTATTAACGGTGATTTTAGTAAATTCGATAAGAAGTCTTCGACACTTATGATCATGGCTGCTGCCACGGTTATTATTAAGGTGAAGAAGGCTATCTTAGCCAAGAAGGGAGTTGTAATGCCTGATAGCTACTACAATTCTCTCATCTCGGTTGCAAGCGATATTGCTAATCCGCTTATTATGATGGATAAAGATCTTCTCGAACTTCCCGGCTCTCTAAGCTCGGGGATTTTGATGACTTTCTTATTCAATGATATTATCAATTCACTGTATATCAGGATGGCTTACTATAAGTTGGCCTCCGATACAGGAGTTCCTTCGATCCAATTGAAGAAACATTTCTCAGATAACGTTGAGTTTTTCTCATTAGGAGATGACAATACGTATTCGGTTAGTACCGATTCTTTGAAATTTTTCAATTTTAGGACTGTTAAGGAATATTTTGGTAGCATAGGTCTCAAGTACACTAACGCTGATAAGTCTGATGACATTTACG